TAACTGATCAGGTACGTCAGGCAGCTTCTGTATATACTGACGTTCAACTGAGAAGCCTACCCCAGTGCCACACAACAGGATAAACATAGCCTCATCAAAAGACTTAGGGTCATCGACAGGTAGGTAACTACAGTTGTAACCTGAGGTGTTGTCTCTATCCAACGCTTTACCTGCTGTCATCATAGCTCTCATGCTAGGCATGACTTCTAGGTTTAGGATTGCTTGTTCTATCTGATTGACAAAGCTGTCTTTACCTAGGACAGGTATGACTACATTGTTCATATATCTTTCAACAGTCTCAGGCCAAGTTTCTCTGCGTTGTTCTTTTTCTAACCATCGTGCATATCGTGACGTGTGTATAAACGCTTGGTAATCTGTAGGTAAATAGTTATTTCATCTCTTGTCACCGTTCCCTCGTAGTGTTCCTCTCTTTTGTCTACCATGTAGCTTCTCTAAGTTCTCATATGCTACGGTTTCCATGTCGATGTTTAGATCTCTACATAGAGCAGCTATGTACCACAGACAATCACCTATCTCACTAGCGATACCTTCACGGTCAAGCTTACCATCCCTCATGATCTTCTTTACTTTGTTTGCTACCTCTCCTGCTTCAGCAGCTAGACCTAGAGCAGGGTAAATTATTGCGTGTTTCTTATCATAGATAGCTGTTGTTACAGCTTGTTGTTGATACTTGTCCATGTCAAGAGGGTCTTGATTGTAGTATTGAAATGCGTTTATATCGTCTAGGGTAATCACTTTTCTAGTTCCTTCCACTGTTTAATTTCTATGTCCATATAAAAGTAATCATTCATGTTGATAGTTCCATCGTCAACTAACTTACGTATGATTGCTTCTTCATCCAAATCGTTCTGTTCCATCAACAACTCTAAGCCGTAGTTATTGACAAGAGCTTCTATCTTACTATCATGATCAAACATTGTCAAGCCTTAATGTATCCAAAGAGAAGTTTCTTTTTCGTGGAGGATAGGTTCTAGTGAAGACTTTAGTTTGTTCATAAAGTTGTAAGCTTCATTAAAGTCTTTGAAGTATATCTCGTCATCAAAGATCATACCCTTCTCTTCTACCATACAGACCAAAGACCACTTATCACCTTGATCTATTGGACCATCTAAATACTGGTGTACTTTAACCTCCATCATCTTTCCCCTTAAATCTATGTTTAAAAAACACTATCACGTTTATTAAAGTATTCAATGTTATCATTAGTATTAGCCAATATTGCCACCATCCTAGAGTACCTTGTTCAAGCATATCTTCTTCTTTTTCTCTTTTATCCAATCATGTGGTATTACTTCTTTAGCAAATAAAAACCCATAGTAATCGCACCAATCTGCGTAGGTCATCTTTGCTCCCTTATTTAGTCTCTGGTAAGGATTACTAAAGACAAATCTTATGTCAAGCTCAGGATGTAACTCTTGTATCCACTTGTGCTTGTTTCTGTCTGGTAAAGTAAATCTACCTTTAGTCTCAACTATAATACCGTTGGGTAAAACAAAGTCAGGAGTATACTTTCTTATCCTCATGTCACGCCATTGTACCTTTAGTGTCTCGTACTCAAACTTGACACGTTTCTTTTGTAGGTACTTAGCGTTGCGTTCTTCTAGTCCTGATCGGAATCTGTGAACTTGGGTGGTTGCCATATCTGTTCTTCTTCTCTTCGTAGCCACAACAGCTTACCGTTTTCTATTACTCTTTCTTCATCACCACCGTAGGCTCTGACACACTCCTGATATAAGTCTTGTTCTGTCTTACAGTCAGCAAGTATCTTCTCAGCTTTCTTAGGTCCAACGCCGTAGATACCTTGGATGTTGTCTGCTGAATCACCTGTAAGTATCTGCTTGTAGAAGAATCTCAACCCTTCAAACTCTTCGACTGTCTGCCAAGTACGTCTGTGTGGATTGTAGTGTGTGCAGGGTAGCTGCAACATGTCCTTGTCTATTGATATGACAATGCTCTCAGGGTTAGACCAGATACCAATCAAGTCATCAGCCTCTTCATTCTCAGACACAATAGCTTTCCAATTATCAATCAAGTGCTGTCTAATATCACCAAGGTGTACAGGTCTCTCTTGTTTCCTGTTACCTTTGTATTCTCTGGTGACAGCAATGTTCTTTCTGAAGTTACCTTTACCTGTCAGGAAGATCTGATACTTGTCGTCAGTTACTTCCCACAGTACTGCCTCAAGTGCAGTCTCTAGTAGCTCATCAATCTTTTCTATTGCTGCTTCTGCTTCTTCATCTTCACAAGAGAAAGCTGCACGATAAGCAAACGGATCACCATCAACAAGTATTTGCAAGTTCTCGTTCTTTGGCACGTTGACGTTCCTTCTGTGTCATTGGTCTAATTATATCGTCAGTGTAGTCAACGATGATACCTGTGTTCCACTTACTACATTCTTCTTCTGCTGCTTCATAAGTATTAAACAGCTTTGGTTTGTATCCTTCTGTAGTATTACAAGGCCACTCTTCAGGCACGTAGTTGTAATCCTCATCAGTATCAAACATAATCATTACTGCGTATTTCATATCTAATCCTTAGGGAAAAAGGACAGGGCCGAAGCCCTGCCAGTTACAACGAAAGGAGTACATGGGTTGTTACCAACGATCCTCTGCAGCCATCTCTTCAAATGGTACATGTTCAAGGATGCCCACTTTCTCTAATCTTACTGAGGCGGTAGATCCCTCACCGTAGATAGAAATTTTAACCTTGGCCTTAGTGCCGTTACCAAGAGCACCGTCTTCAATGTAGTCCCAAGGTTTATTGGTAGTGCCGTGGGTAACGGATGGCGCACCACCAAAGTCCTCAATACCAGAAGGGTGTTTGTTAGGACGTTTGAGTTTCATACCTGCACGATTATCTGCTGCAGTAATTGGTTTGATCATACGGTTGCCCATTGATTCTTCAGGGAAACCTAACTCAACCATCTTCTGTAGCTCATCATCGTCCTTGGGTACGAACACAGTATTGAACTGTCCTTCTGTACGCTCATGGTATTCTGAGTCATCTATGTTGTCCTCGAAGATACGTGCGTAATACAAGTCACCTTCGAATACACCATACTTAGTCTTCTTTTTAGCTGTCATTTACAAGCTCCTCTTTACTGATTCGTTTCATCAACATACACTCAATTGCTTTCAATGTCAAGCAAAAAATGATAGGTGATAGTGCAAAAATCCAACTCAATGAGTATCCTTCCAATTATATCCTATGTCAGTTGATCCTGCGAGTGGGCAGATCATACCAAACTTTACACCAGTGTCAACAATGGATTGCCTTTGTATCTCACCAAGTAACTCAGCATCTTTCATCTGCCCACGCACTTCTGTTTGCCACTCGTCATGAGGCCACGTCACAAGCTTAAACTCAAGGAACTGTCTCTTAGCTTTGTGTACCCAATCGAGTGCTGCATGTTTCATTATGGTTGACTCACCATTCTGAAGCATACCTGCTAGTGTCTTGTGTTCTGAAGGTACTACAACCTTACGTCCATCAAGACCTCTGAACCACCCACGTTTAGCTATGTGTGGTATAATCTTTTTCTTTAACTCAGCAAGTCCTTGAATTGATTGCATAAAGTTTTCAACTGCTTGCTTTGCTTCTTTCTGATTGACCTTGAGTATCTGTGCTACCTTAGCATTACCTGCTCCTAGTAGGAACGCATAGATAAAAGTCTTAGCCATATCTCTGGTGACGTGTGACATACCTAGAGCTTTACGATTGAGGTTGTGTATGTCTGTCTCATCTTCCTTCTTGCCTGACACGATAGCGTGTACGTATTCCTCTGACTTCATCAGGTGTGCAAGCACACGTAACTGGATACCCTCAGCATCTGTACCTACCAAGTAACATCCTTTGGGTACACACCATAGCTCACGTAGTTGACCATCGTATCTGTCCTTCACCTTCTCTACAGCAGTGACAGCATCACCATGAAACTGTGCAGGGATGTTGGCTTGGTTAGGGTTTCTGTGTGCCATCCTACCTGTCCATGCACCAACGTGTGTAAAGCTACCGTGAATACGTGAATCATCACCACAGTGCCCTAGCCACTCCACTAGTGAGGATCGCCTACCTTCAAGTGTCAACCACTCTGCTAGACGTTTGCCTCCTGCAGGTGCTGTCTCAGGCAGTGTGTTAAGGTTTGCCTCAGATAAAGTCCATCCAAACTTAGCAAACTTCTGTCCTCGTTCATCCATCTGACACCTCTTCAAGAACTTTTATAGCTTGTTTATTGTTTATGTTAAACCACTCACCTTTACGTTCAGCGATCTTTTCAGCTAACTTGTGTGCGTTTCTTTCTGCTTTACTTCTATTTTTAAAATAAACAGAGTGTATTAACTCATAGTCACGCATTGGTGAACTTGTTTGATAACCGTTTAGTCTATCTTCTGCGTCTACAGCCATTCCAATCTTTACCCAGTTAGGCCAAGCAGGGTTAATTATAGCGTAAACGTATCCGTCTTTTGTACCTTTCTTTTTTTCAAGTGAACTAAAAGCTGCATCACTAAAAGTTTTGTAGCGTCCAGCTTTGTATAGTGGATGTGACTTTGGTATGTACTTACCATTAACAAACATTCTCAAAGGATTTCCTTTTGAATTGCTTCCCGTAGAGCCATTTATGTATGTCTTATTGAAACAAGACTTACACATATTAAGATTAGGCTGTGTTTTTGCGTAGTGTGGATTCCAGTTACCACCTTCACTTTTTGATCCTGCAACTAACTCTACATTACAATGACGACAATTACCCATATTATACCTCCTGTGGTATCTGTGTATACCATACCCAATATTTAGTATCTTCTAGATTGATCACGTTCATAATCTATATGTCCTTTAGTTTTTTCAAATGGTTTCCATCCTGCTTCCCATAGTCTTTCTATTCTCATCTTTGGTGAGGCAGGGTTGAACTCTATGAAGTCGTAGCACACTAGCTCAGGCTCTTGCTTTGACCAGTCTACTTGTGTCTTTGCGTGTTTCTTTTGTGCGTTGGTCACATTGCTGTACAGTGTACCGTCAGCTTTCTTTCTGTACTTGATACGGTTGACTTCCTCTAGCTTGGGTGGGAAGTCCTCTTGGAAAGCATCCTCAAGGTGTGCCTTGCGTTGTTCTATCTCATCAAGTAACTCTTCAGCCTTGGCTTTATTAAAGTAAAAACCGTTGTCTGTCATAGTCTGACACAGTATTTGTATGTCATGTTCACACCTGATAGCATCTTCCCATTCAGGATCATGTATTATTTTCTTGAACTTATCGTACACTCTTAATGTAACTGTAACGTCCTGATGACAGTACTTTATCATCTCGTCTGACAACATTGAGAAGTCTGAGAAGTCCATCTTAAAGTTACCTAGCCTGATACCCCAAGCTTTGAGACCATGCCCATGCTTTAAATCAAAGTCTACCAGTCTGCTTACAATCAGTGTATCAATGACTGACTCCAGAGGTATCAAGTCTTTCTTTACAAGATGATTAATAATAGGAACATCAAAACAGATTCCATTGTGAAATATAAACCTATCGTATCTGCTACAGTATTCAATGAACCTTTCCTTCTCTTCTTGTAATGTTGTTAGGTGAACGAACTGATCTTTCTCACCTGTCTGTACGTCTTCAGCACAGATGCACCAAATCTTTTCAGGAGTCAGTGATTCTGTTTCGATGTCCATAGCAACTATCTTATCTGTCATCATCTTCTCCTGTAAACTCTATCCACATTAGAGCAATCACATTGAATATCCATACTGAGCTACTCAATATAACTCTTGTAAAGCTCATCTCATGTGGTCTTTCTAAAAAATAAAATATAGTTCTGACGTGTACATAATACAAGAACATGCCAAAGAAATATATAACAGCAGCAAAGGCTGCAAAGGGATCAATATACTGCATACTTTTCTTTCAATGTAAAGGAGTCAGGGTCAAACTGTAGCTGCCCTGCATATCCTGTTGGACCTACTGGTCTGTTCTTTGTCACTAATAGTTTGGTTGTGTTCCTTTCTTCTCTGTCTTCTGACATCTTGTCACGCTGTAGATCAACTACAACTGAGGCACGTTGCTCAATCATACGACAGTACTTTACCTGACCGTCATCGTTTGTGTGTCCTATTGTCACAATACCTACACCCAACTCTGCTGCAAGCTTGGATAGCCTGACTGACAGGTCAGCTAGGAACTGCTCCTTGCTATCCTCTGTACCTGCGTTGGCAGATATGTCTTGGATAGGTTCGAAGAATACATAGTTGACATCACATGCTTGAGACAGATACCTGATCTGTGACAGCAAGTCAAGTGGATCATCCTCATCATTGAGGAAGAACTGGTATAGCCTCTCGTCCTTGGTCAGCTTGGTGATAGCCTCTTGTACTAGACTGTCAGCGTTCTTGTCCTCGATCAAGTCCTT